GGGGGTGTAAACGGAGAGCCACACGCTAATACTATAATAACATTTACATTACCCGCAGCAGGTATATTGACTTTAACAGACGGTAAATACCCTAAAATAACATTGGCTACTGCATCCGGTAGTGCTACATTTAGTCCCGAACACATATACACAAGAACAGGTGCGGCATGGAATACATACGGTTCAGTAGATATTGGTAATTTTGTTATTCCTTCTACCGTAAAAGTAAGTCCTAGAACAATTGACACAGACGATTTATCAAAAATATTTAAATTACAAGGCACTATTAGCATAGCACATGAAGAATATAATTGGGGTAATACTACTGTACACTATACCGCTACTTCTAGTAATCAAGTTTTACCTGTAAACGGAGATACAACTTACGGTAATTCTACAACAAAAAAGTTTAACGTCAAATATAACAAAGTAGTTATTGAGGCATCTACACACGATTGGATTATATCTGATGGTAGAACACTAACGTGTAATGAATTAGTCATAGAAACTGATGGTACATTATACGGTCCTTATTCACAATCAAAACAAAGTGCTGATATACACACGGTAAAAAGACCTACCGTAAAAGGAGATTGGAACTTTTCTCAAGTGTCTGATGGTATTTACCGCAGTAGAAACACACCACCTTCAACTTCTGTCGTAGAGGGGGGTACAGGAAGAGAGTTTATTACTAAAGATGCAATATTAGTGGGGCAGGGACACGATGATATGGCAATCTTAGCCGCAGGTTCAGAAGGAACGGTACTTACAATAAGTAGTGGCAGTCCTGTTTGGGCCACTAACACAGGTGGAGAAAGCGGCGGCGGGGGAACACTTGATATAGGAGACTTAGTTGTAAGTAATAATGATAGTGGTATCATTATCATGGGCGCATTAGTGATATAATTATTAAACAATAAAAGAGGGAAAGTATATGGCACTAACAGGTAATAAAAATCTTTTTACTGCTACCACTACCCAAAGGGCGGGTGTCACACCTACTAAAGAGCAAATATTCCTAGATACAAATACAGGTTCAGCCGCTAATGGTGTTTTTATTGGTGATGGTTCTACAGCAGGTGGTAGGTCGGCAGACGTTAGACCACTAGAAACAAAAAACGCTAATTATACATTTACTAGAGCAGACGAAGCACGTATGATTATACATACTAATTCTTCTGCATATACATACACAATACCTACATATGCTTCTGTTCCTTTTCCGGTAGGATTAACTGAATTACAAATTATGAATGAAGGTAGCGGTAATATTACTATTGGTACTGATGCAGGTACAGTAGTTTCTCTTGTAGGTCAAGGAGTCAGTAATCCGGGTACAGGTGGTACATTTACCTTAACACAAAATCAAAAAGTATATGTAAGGCATAGTGCTACACAAGATACATGGATTGCATATCAAAATAATGCTACAGGACCGACAGGCCCACAAGGTATTCAAGGTATTCAAGGTATTCAAGGGAATACAGGTCCTACAGGACCGACAGGCCCTACAGGACCGGCGGGACCGACAGGCTCTACGGGTTCTACAGGTAGTACAGGTTCTCAAGGTTCACAAGGAATACAAGGTAATACGGGTTCAACAGGTGCAGCAGCAGGTTTCGGTACACCTACTATCGTCACAGGTAGTCCCGTAGGTATAACTGCTAGTGGACCGGACACAGCCAAAGTGTTTGCGTTTACTATCCCTTCCGGCCCAACAGGTCCTATAGGTCCGGCGGGATTTAAGCCCGGCTTAGTTTGGAAGTTTAGTACAACCACAACATCAGCAGACCCCGGTTCGGGGTTTATGAGATTTAACAATGCTACATTTGCTAATGTCACAGAAATATATATGGATGAAGAAGATGCGGGGGGTATAAATGAAGATGCTTGGTTTACTTTTATAACTTTATCTAATAGCCCTAAAAAGGGAAACTTAATTATACAACATCTAGGTGGAAATGTAGATGAGTTTGCTTCATTTGTAGTTAATAGCGTGACAGATAATACCGGATGGTACACATTAGGTGTAAGTCCTATAAGTGCTAGTCAAACAGGTACTATAACAAACAACACAAAATATGTAGTAGGTTTTTCACAAACGGGTAATCTAGGTCCTACAGGACCTACAGGTCCTACGGGTCCTACAGGCGGTCAAGGTACTATTGGAGTCACAGGTCCACCCGGAAGTACAGGTTCAACAGGACCAACAGGGGCTACAGGACCAACAGGACCGACAGGTGCAGATTCTACAGTAGTAGGGCCGACAGGTTCAACAGGACCTACAGGTCCACAAGGCTCTACGGGACCGGATGGACCCCAAGGCCCACAAGGTACAACAGGTTCAACAGGGCCTCAAGGCCCTACAGGACCTCAAGGTGTAGCAGGACCTACAGGTCCTACAGGTAGTCAAGGACCAACAGGGCCAACAGGACCGGATGGTAATTTTGGTGGTGCTTCATTTAAGTATGATTTCGATACTGCTAATGGTATAGCAGACCCCGGCGCAGGTAAACTAAGATTAAATAGTGCTACACAAAATGCCGCTACACATATTGTTATTGATGATAGCGATTTAGACGGTAGCGATATTCAATCCTTTATGAGAACAATAGACGATTCTACTTCTACAATAAAAGGTCATGTAAAGATAAGTAATTTACTAGACGCTTCACAATTTATAATATTTACAATTTCTTCACTAAGTGAACAAACAGGTTTCTTTGATATAACAGTAAGCGGTATAGACTCTTCTGCTACATCACCTTTTAGTGCGGGAGAAGATATTCTAGTCACATTCGCAAGAACGGGTGATAAAGGAGACACCGGACCTGCCGGTCCTACAGGACCTACGGGACCTCAAGGCCCAACAGGTAGTCAAGGGACTGTAGGTGTGACAGGACCACCGGGCAGTACAGGACCGGATGGTCCAACAGGACCTCAAGGCGGAACAGGTGCAGAAGGGCCTACAGGCCCTCAAGGAAGTACAGGCCCCGCAGGACCGCCCGGACCAAATGGGCCTACAGGTTCTCAAGGACCAACCGGCCCTACAGGACCTCAAGGTACTACGGGTAATACAGGACCTACCGGACTAGCATCGGGGTTTGGTACACCGACAGTATCTAGTGGTCCGTTAGCGATTGCATCTAGTGGACCTGCGACTGCTAAGATATTTGCTTTCACAATTCCACCGGGTAGTACCGGCCCAACAGGGCCTACGGGTCCAACAGGCCCAACAGGTCCACCGGGCGGAACAGGTAGTATAGGTTCTACAGGCCCTACGGGTCCGGCGGGTGCATCAGCAGGTGTTGGGACACCTACCATAACTACAGGTCCTTTAGCAGTAGCAACAAGTGGCCCGGATAGTGCTAAAGTATTTGCTTTTACAATTCCGGCAGGACCAACAGGACCTACCGGACCGCAAGGTCCTACAGGAAGTCAAGGTCCTGCGGGTCCAACCGGACCAACAGGACCGACAGGACCGCCGGGTAGTACAGGAAGTCAAGGCTCTACCGGACCCACAGGTCCGACAGGGGCAGACGGTAATTTTGGTGGCGCATCCTTTAAATATGATTTCTCTACAAATACAGCAGATAGCGACCCCGGCGCAGGTAAGGTAAAACTAAACAACGCTACTCAATCATCTGCTACTAGAATCTATATAGATGACAGCGATTTAGACGGAACAGATATTCAATCATTCCTTCGTACAATAGATGATTCTACATCTGCAATAAAAGGACACGTTAAAATTAGTAATTTACTAGATGCAAGTCAATTTACTTTACATACTATTACTTCTCTATCAGAAGATTCGGGCTACTTTGACATAACAGTAAGTACAATAGACTCTTCTGCTTCTGCGCCATTTTCAAATGGTGAAGATGTTATGGTGACTTTTGCTAGAACAGGAGATAAAGGAGACACCGGAGATACCGGAAGTGCAGGACCTACAGGGCCACCCGGACCTAGTGGTGGAACAGGACCGACAGGTCCACCGGGTACACAAGGTGATGAAGGTCCAACAGGCCCTACCGGACCAACCGGACCTAATGGTCCACCGGGTAGCACAGGTTCTACAGGTAGCACAGGCTCTACAGGTACAGCAGCCGGATTCGGAACACCTACTATGGCGGCAGGACCTTTAGGTATTTCTTCTAGTGGACCGGACACCGCTAAAATATTCGCATTCACAATTCCGCCCGGCGGTACAGGACCTACAGGTCCCGCAGGACCACCCGGTCCTAGCGGTCCACCCGGAAACGATGGTGGCACAGGACCAACCGGACCTACAGGTACAGCAGCAGGATTTGGGACACCTAGTGTTTCTTCCGGTCCTCTTGCTATAAGTAGTAGTGGACCAAATACAGCAAAGGTCTTTGCTTTTACTATACCTGCCGGAGATACCGGACCAACAGGCCCAACCGGACCTACGGGACCTACGGGACCGCCCGGACCAACAGGTAGCGGTGGACCTGTAGGACCGACAGGTAGTGCTGCGGGATTCGGAACACCAAGTGTTAGTAGCGGTCCTTTAGCAATATCTAGTAGTGGTCCTAATACCGCAAAAGTATTTGCTTTTACAATTCCGCACGGAAGCACAGGACCCGCAGGTCCACCGGGACCTTCCGCGGCGGGGACGGCCGTACCGCACCCGGAAAAGGGGTCGAGCACCAGGTC